AGAGAATGTAAAAAAGTACCATTTGCTCTAACATTATTAGGCTTTCTTCTTTTAGTAATATAGGCAAGTCTTTCAAACGTAAAAACCCGCAGTGAAGAAATCCTATCAAAGTTACCTTTAATTGTAAACTGTTGGAACTCCAATAGAGTAGGTAGATCAGATATATAATGTAAACGATAAACCAGACTTCCGTCCTCGTTAATATTTATCAACTCGTATAACCATCGTTTCAGATTTATAATTCCATCTACGGCATTATCACCATCGCCAATATAAATTCCATATTCATTACTTCGTAATTCTTTAACAGTTGTAGATGCACTAGTAAGAGGGTTTTTAATAAGTCGATGAGCCTTGCTCCAACGTTTAAAATCAGCAACTACTGTACCTCTATCTGTTTCAGGAAGTACTTTAGCATTGAAATATTCGCTAGCTTTAAGACATTCAATAGAGCAAGCTTCTTGAGAATCATCTCGACGACCAACATATACAGCACAAATTTGATCACCAGGAACACCAATATCATTTGGATAACTCAATACATATATTGCATTAAGAGAATTTTTAGTATTAACTTCTTTTATGGTTTTATCTTTGCCAACAGAGTCTACAACAATACAATATAAATTATCTGGAATAACTCCATTTATTCTAAATGGTTCATGATAAATTCGCCATGCTCCATAAACATCATCTTTTCTAGTAAATGGAACATTAGTTATATAAGGATGTACTTTCTCACCTCTACGATAAAGTTCATCATTTGTTTCAAAATAGATACTATCTTTACTTATAAGGGGAACTTCCTTATAGTCTTCATCTAATTTAATAAATTCGTTCTTATTCTTTTTAATTGTAAATTGACCCTCACGATAAATAATATTACTCTGATTTGCACGAAGTGTTTTAATATGATCATTTAATTCAGTACTACTAAATATATTTTCAGTTTCAATATTAAATGCCTCACTAGGACTATCTGCTCGTTGAGAACAATAAATAGCAAAGTCATCAGCAGGAAGAGTTTTACGTTTAGCCTCTTTGTTTTCTCTATTTATAAGAAATGATTTAACAAGAAAACTATTTCCATGTTCATCCATGTGTGGTTCAAAGTTCCACATTTGAGGATGAAAAAATCCACAAACAGCATGACGCATATTAACATCCCAAATGTTTTCAAATGGCATCATGTCATTATTATTCGGATTGAAATAAGCAGTACTAAAATCTACCCAATTTGCTCCTTTAGTACCACCTGTTCCATATACACGTATTGTACCAACAGTCTCATCTCCAGATTCAGTAGCAGATGTAGTAACATTTAATGTTTCTTGAAGATTAGGAAATACACCAGCTTCTTCAAAATCTATTTCAACTCCACCTTTACCTACTGCAGCATTAGGATTATCTCTACAAGTAACACTGATAGCCTTACTTCTAAAACCATATTTCTTATTACCAGTCTTACTTAACTTATAACCTAATTCAATATTAGTTAAATCTTCACTTAAATAACCACGTTTCCAAAACGTATGATTCTCATACCAATCTAAACAAGTTTTTAACATATCTGTTGTAGAACCAGGATCAGTAAGATATTTAATATCCCATGCTGCAAGTAATATAGTTATTTCCCTATTTAAATTAATTGTATTAGCACCCTGACTACCACGTTTATGAGAATATCCTTTACGTCTAGCTTTACCTTTACAAAGATGAAATCCATTTAATGCAACAAATTCATCAATTTTAAAATTCCAATAATCTCCATCCCAAAAACGAGGAAATCCAGGAACAAACTTTTGTTTAGTTTTACCTTGTTTATCTAATTGAATACGCTCTACAGCATTTGGAGTACGTTTAATTCTACCATAATTAAGATAGTTATAATGATCTCCTGTGATACGAAGAGGATAAAGATAATTAATTTTATCTTCTTCACTAGCAGAATTATAAGCATCAATATCTTTACGATATAACTTACAAGGAGCAGTCATTCCACTTCTCCTTCTTTGAGTCTCACGTTTCCAAAAACTAGTCCATCCTACACTATTAATTTTATCACTACAATAAACCTTATGTTTTTCAAAATAAGTAGCAGCTTCTGTAAAAAAATGAGTATTGACAAATACAAAATCCATCCTCATTAAGAAGCCATTACTATCACCAATTAAAAAGTCTTCATCCTTATCTATGTAGCCTTTTTTAGAGGCAGGAAGATAATGTGACTTATCTTCAAAAACATAATCAATAAAAGGATGAAGACTCTTTGTATAATTAGTTACTTCAAATGATATATTAGAAGTTTCTATAGACATCTGTAAGTTCTGCAGTTAAATCAATATCAAGAGGATTTTTATCCCATGTTTGTCCTTTATATATACCATAACATTCATCAAGAACAACAGCAACATACTCAGAACAATATAGTCTACGTGTAGCTTTATATTTAGTAGGCCCAATCCAATACCCAGTCCAAACAAGAATCATTTGAAATATAAAATTAAGAAAATCATACTTATGAGGAATCATAAAATATTGACAGGCAATTCTACTAAAGTCATTGTGCACAGGAGGATAAATTCGTTTAATTTTTACTTTACGTCTAGAGATATAATCTTGAACATTATATCTAGCCTGAACACCATGAGCATCAGATTCAACAACCATTAATACTCCCCATAAATCAACAACTAGTGCAACATGATTTGTAACAGTAGTTACAGTAGCTAATCCTTTACGTTTTCTATAAATACGCATAAAAAACTGAATTGCTCTAGCTAGCCAAGCATTACCCTTAACAAGGATAATATCACCTACTTGTGGTATATAAACTTCATTCATAATAATTTAATTTTCGATATCATTTTCAGGATCCATACTGAGTGCTACTTCACTACCTCCTCTAGCAATTTTAACTTCTTTATCTTCTTCTTCAAGAAGAGTCATAGCTTCACGAAGTTTTTTAACTTGAGCAGGAACACTAGTAGCAATTTCAATTAGTTGTTTTTGATAAGTAAGAAGTTCAGTAATTTGATCACGAGTAAGAGTAGGTAAATCTAATGTAGCAGTAATATTATTTTCAATCTTACTAACAATTCTGTCATTAGAAACAAAAAGACGAATTAAACTTTTGATAGCTTTCTTTCCAGGAGAAAGATGTTCATTCTCATATTGACGCATTGCTGCTTTTACAACTTCATCTGGATCATAATTTTTCTCAAGACGCGCTTGTTGAACAGCATAATGATGTGCCTCTTGTTCATTTAATCCATGTTGAGAAGGATACGCTTCAAAATCACATTTAAAATAGATATATGCAAATTCTCTAAAAGCATACATCTTTAAACGTCCATCTGGATCTCCTGGAACTCTACCACCTCTATCTCTAGAGAGAATCTTTTTAAAATTACTATATAAAGCAATTTCTGCTTTATCTAATACAATCTCTCCATTTTCAAATTTAAAAAACTTCATTACTTTTTCAATTCACCCATTACATTTCTATTAACACGTTCTTCAACCCTAGCTTGAAGCCAATGCAGAGCTTCTTCCATTTTAGTTATTGCAAGAGCACCTTCACGTGAAGGAAATCGTTCATTTAATTTCTTATGACGATCTATAAGAGCAATAAGAAGTTGTTCAGACTGACATCCAGGAAGTATTGTACCATCATCTTCTTTTCTAATAAAAACAACTTCTTGTCCATTTTCGTGATCATAATTAGTTTTACCGTTATTAAATCCATAACAGTCATCTAAAAAATACCTATGTGCACCACCGTAGGTATCATCTTCTTCAACATGAACACTTAGTTCAGTACTTGGATAAACAGCTTTGTTAATTGATTTCATTTTAGATAAATTTAAATTAATATTGAGTAATAAAAGCAATAATACATCTAGTTATTAAAATAGCGAGATCATCTTCTTTATTATAATATGCTTTCATATCATTAGGATTAGTTATAAAACATATTTCAACTAATACATTCTCACAATTTGGACGCATAAACATTAATCTACCACTAGAAGATAGAGCCTCTGTTTTAACCCCTCTATTACGAATACCTAAAAGATTAGCAAT